TAGTTGACACCACGCCCACCATTTGCTATAATTTCTATATAAGGTTGATTGAAACGACATGACACTAGAAACCCTGAACCTACATTTCCCTGATGCCACTTTGGAAACCTGGCACCAGCATTCGAATGGTGGTGGCTGGGTCGAGGACACATCCTTCGTGGCCGACACAGCCTTTGTTGGATCTAATGCCTTGGTCTGTGGTGATGCCTGGGTCTCTGGTAATGCCAAGGTCTCTGGTGATGCCAGGGTCTCGGGTAATGCCAAGGTCTCGGATTATGCCTGGGTCTCTGGTAATGCCAGGGTATGTGGTGATGCCAGGGTATGTGGTAATGCCAGGGTCTCAGGTAAGGCCGAGGTTTTTGGTAATGCCAAGGTCTTTGGTGGGGCCCAGGTCTTTGGTAATGCCTGGGTCTCGGGTGATGCCTGGGTCTCGGATGCGGCCCAGGTCTCGGGTAATGCCTGGGTCTTGGATGCGGCATGGGTCTCGGGTGATGCCAGGGTCTCGGATTATGCCCTGGTCTGGGGTAATGCCAGGGTCTTGGATGCGGCATGGGTCTCGGGTAATGCTAGGGTCTCGGGTAATGCTAGGATCCGGGGTAATACCGAGATATCGGGTAATGCTCAGGTCTTGGGTAATGCCGTGGTCTTGGGTAATGCCGTGGTCTCTGGTGATGCCACGGTCTTTGGTAATGCTAGGGTCTCTGGTGATGCCACGGTCTTTGGTAATGCTAGGGTCTCGGGTGATGCCACGGTCTTTGGTAATGCTAGGGTCTCGGGTTATACCGTGGTCTCGGATGATGCCGTGGTTTCAGAATAGTTCTTGACTTCTCTCGCAGCATAAGGTACAATAGTTTTGTAGTTAACGGAGATCTTGAATGTTAAGAGAACACACAGAGAAACTCGCCAAGCTGATGGCTGGCGAAGACATCGATGTTATTCAAAAGAATGCTCCGACCGCATACTTTGATCTGAAGTACCGTCGTCTCATCATTCCTAACTGGAAGAATCTCTCAGTAGTCGAAGAAGAAATGCTCGTTGGCCACGAGATCGGCCATGCTTTGTATACTCCTATAGATACCTGGACGGCTGAACTTGATGCGTTCGAGGGTAGTAAGAATGTATTCCAGAATGTCATGAATGTGGTCGAGGATGCTCGTATTGAGCGCAAGGTCAAAATCAAATACCCTGGCATGAGACATATATTCTACTTCGGATACGAAGAACTTTTCAAACGTGGTATCTTCTGCGTAGATGAGAATACTGCTCTGCTGGGGAATCTCATCGAACAGATCAACTGGAACTACAAGATTCCTGGTAAAGTTGACTTCACCAAACATCAGATGTTTGATCACTTCGTTGCCAAGATAGATGCCGTTGTTACATTTGAAGACGTGGTTGCTCTTAGCAAAGAAGTGTATCAGTATTGTAAAGAAGAACACGAGAATAAGAAATCACCAGGCAAAGACAATCAGGAATCTGAAGGCAAAGAAGATCAGGAATCTGAAGGCAAAGAAGATTCATCTTCTACCTCAGACTCCTTCGAGTCTGAGTATGGTACCAATAAGCTAGAACAGGCCAAAGAAGAATTCCTCAAAAAGAATCAGGATCAAATTAGATCCGCTCAGACGAAATATATTCCTGAGATCGATCTCAAGAAGATTGTAATTTCCTATAAGACAGTCTTAGATAGTTTCTTTCATATGAAAGGAATTTCCAAACCTCCTATATCAGTCGAAGATGACGAAGATGATGTTGAACCTATTGACTTTAACATTTCCTCCTCGCTGAAATCATTCAACAAGACTCGGAAGTCTACCATTGATTATTACTCCAAGATCTTCGAGATGAGAAAGAAGGCCTCCGAATACAAGAAGACTCTGAATTTCCGATCTGGTAAGTTGGATATGAATAAGCTCACCAACTATAAGTTCGACGACAAGATCTTCATGACAGGTCAGATCAAATTTAAAGGCAAGAATCATGGTCTGGTTGTGTTCCTGGATATGTCAGGCTCGATGAGTAAAATGTTCAACTCGTGTCTGGTTCAGGTTTTGGAACTGGTTTCGTTCTGCCGGAACTCTGGAATTCCTGTGAGTGTGTATGGATTCAGTGACCAAGCAGGTTTCGGTAAGAACCCAAACTGGTATGGCTACAAGGTAGATATTGCTGAGGAACATAAAGTTGGGATGAAGCAACCATTTCACCTGATTGAATTATTTTCTCCTCAGATGTCGATCAAAGAATATAACACGATGTTCAATACGATTGTGTCGGGTGAGTGTCGTAATAGTTCATACTTCCAGTTGAATGCAACTGCTCTGGCTCCTGCGTGTCTTTGTCTTGAGGCTGTGGTCAATAAGATGAAGAAGGAGAATGGATCAGAGGTTGTCAATGTGGTGTTCCTCACTGATGGTGGAGACAGCGATGGTGGTGACTTTCATTCCTCTCACGGTTCAGTATTTGATCCCAAAACCAAGATGAAGGTATCCTTTGATATTATTAACCAGACTCTGAATAACCATAGTCGGTTCTCGTCCTATTCATCGAATACTGTGCCGATGGCCATCCTAGAACTTATGAAGAAGAGAGTCCCCTATGTCAATGTAGTCAATTTCTACATCACACCTAATATCAAAACAATATGGAATGGTCGTAGCTATATCAACAATCCTGATACGGGATTAGCGTCAATCGATACTGCCAAGTTGATGGGATACGATGAGACGTATTTTATCGACCCTGTATGTTTCCAAATCAAGAAGGATGGTGATAAGATGAAGTCTGCTACCACAATCGAGGATATAAATACTTCGTATATATCTTCCAATAAGAGCATAAAGGAGAAGCAGACCATCGTGAGGAGTTTTATTGATCGAATCTGCTAATGCATAAATGTATCTGACCAAAGAAACATTCGCCGAACAAACAGGGAAGGGGAGAACAGTCGTACTGTTCTCTTCTTCCCAATCTGTATTAGGTAATAAGTATTTCACCGAACTAACCACCACCTTTCCGGATCTACCAATCTTCAGAGTAGACATCGACAAGGAACGAGATCTGGCAGCTGATTCGAACATCAGAATAACCCCCCTGGTATTTGTCTTTCAGGATGGTGAGATCCTAGATAAATACATGTGGAATCAAAAGGACGCACTGATATGTATTCTAAGATCTTAGACACTCTCAAAGCTCTCTCAGTAATAGTATTCTTCTGTGTACTCAGCTACGAAGTCGTGGACCTGGCTCGGTTCTCCAAGACTATTATTGCTGACACTCAGCGACAATCCCTTCAACAAATTACTGATCTTCGCAAAGACACCTTTGCCTTGCTGGGCAACACCACCAATAAACTAAATGATCGTATTGGTTCCGTACAAAGAGACATACTTACCAGAGTTGATATCAATGCCTCTCGGATCGATAATCATCTGACAGTGGCCATTGCAGATGTGAATGGTCATCTAAATAAGCTGGATACCATTGTCGATGTATATACGAAGCTTCCTGAGAAAATTAACAATCAACTAACAACCAGGTTCGGAACTCAGACTGACTGTGTTAACAATGAACTCTGCTGGCAGAATATGACCACAGATCTTATCATTGATTCCCGTAATGTTGTCCGAGATGGGTCTAAGACTTTCCGATTGATTGACTCGAATATCCCGACATTGATGGGCAATGTCAACACTGTCTCGGCTACTGTGGCCGGGACATTACCTCCGATAGCCTTGAGCATACAACAGACTGCCGACCACATTCAGAAGATTACCAAACCCCATTGGTATGATAAGATTCTGTCATATGGTATCAGTGGTGGTATGCTCTATCTGACCGCTGCCAAATAATATAAAAAGGATATACTATATGAATATTTCAAAGCTACTTAGTTCCGTAGAATCTGTCTTCAAGAAATTGGGAAACGCAGATCATGATATCGAGATTCTCTCGTCTGCCATCAGCAAGGTCGCTCCGATTGTCAATCAGATCTATCCAATCGTAGTGAAGATTGCTGAGTTGACTCCGACGAAAACCGGCGATCAGATTCTCGCTGCCTACACCAAGTTCGGATTGAGTAATCTATTCGTTCCTGGGCAGGATACGTCTCACCAACTGAAGACTCTGGCAGTTACTGCTCTACAGAATACTGATGACTACATCAAGTCCACTAATGCTGGTGGTCCTATTCCTACCTATCTACTCAACACGGCTCTGGAACTGGCTGTCGCCAAGTTAAAAGAAACTGTATAATATGTGGAAGAGTTTCTTAGACGGTATTGCTTCTGACGGTGGCAACATATTGATTCTGTTTGTAATCATTGTGACTGTTGGGGTATTTCTTAAGATGGGGATTCCTGATCTTCACGATCAATTCATATTCGCTCTGGGTGCCTTGATCGGAATTTTGAAGGGAAATTTAACGAAGGGAGACCACAACGGTTGACTTTTCACGTGAACTAAGGTATAATAGTATAGGGGAGGAGACTCCCCTTAACGTTATTATTATGAGGTTCCGAAATGATCCCCGATCTTAAATTCTATAAGCTGGCCGAAGATGTTCCCGCTCCTATGTGGGCAACCTTTGATTCAGCCTGTTTTGATCTCCAGGCATATTTGCCTGAGAAAATATCTGTTACGATGTATACTGTACACAATGTGAAGTATAATATCCTCAGTACAGGAACTATTGCAGTTCTCCCCGGAGAAAGAGCAATGATTCCTACCGGATTGATTCTTGATATTCCTCAAGGATATTCTGTTCGACTTCATATTCGATCCTCGATGGCAGGGAAGAATGGTGTAACACTGGCCAATGCAGAGGGAGTCATTGATTCTGATTATGTGGATCCCTTGTTTATGCTCGTACATAATACCTCGAAAAGTGTTGTGTATCTCGCCAATGAAGATCGAATTGCTCAGGCAGAACTGGTTGCTAATCTACAATACTGTATTAGTGAAACGTTAGACAAACCTGCTACCAAAGGCAATCGTACTGGTGGGTTCGGGAGCACAGGCAAGTGATGACTGATATCCAACGATTTACCAAATTGAAACAGTTCATCCTGGACGATGATGTCGATGTTGAAGTGGATACCTCATACTACGAACAGGCCAAGACACCAAAGCAAGATCGTATCATCAATGGTACGGCTGGAGCAGATTCCTATATAATACTGTATAAGGACTCTAAAGAGAGCAATTACAATATGCTCTGTTCGCTTCTGATTCACGAATATGGCCACGTAGTAAACTGGAGAGATCTCAATCGAGACAAGCATACCGAGAAGGATGCTTGGAAGGTGGGTGTTGAATCGGTCCCAAAGGACTTGATTCCTCCTACTATCAAAGAAGATTGTGCTCTGTGTATGAGTTCATATAATGTCATGAATGTTGACTGGATGGATGATCTCCTCTAATTTTTGATTATACTAAATAATAGTGCTATAGCAAGGCACCAAATTAGAATCACAAACCTTATAAGGAGAACAAATTATGCCCGCATGGGGAAATCTCGATGTTTCAGATTTGAGCAACAGAGGTGTCACATTTGACATCAATGCTGCTGGAAACGTAGTAGCTCACAACCAAGACCTAGAAACACTTGTGGTGGCTCTGCCTGCTGCTTCAGCAGGTGCCACAGGTCCGCTATCATTGGCATCAGTAGCCAAGGCTTTTCTTGGTACTGTGCTGATCAATGGATCAGAAGTAATCGGAGTCAATGCTGCACCTGTAACAGCCACAACTCTTAATGGAACCATCACAAGTGGTCAGACTACTATCGGTGTAACTACCAATGTAGGTATGGCCAAGAGTGATATTCTTTTAATTGGTGCCGAACAACTCCAGATCTCTGGTGCGACTGGCTTCATCGGTTCTACCGGACTAGTTGTAAGTCGTGGTTACAATGGTTCTGTGGCTGCTGCGACTGGTGTTAATGCCAGTGTACAGGATCTCACTCTTAATGTCACTCGTGGTCTTGCCAGTACAACTCCTGCTGCTACTGGTATTGCTGCTCCTATCACAGTCGTCAATGTTGATTACATTAATGTAACAGGTAACTCAGTGCTGGTTTATAATGGAACCTCAATTGTATTCGGTGCCACAGGTGCTGGTTATGAATATATTGTTCAGAACGTAACAGGTGCTCCTTTCCAGACCACAACTCTTAATGCTAATATCGGTGCGACTGGTGTTAATGCCAATGGTATTCAGATTGGTGTGGCCAGTACTACTGGTTTCAATGTTAATGACGTACTCATTATCGGTGCCACTGGTGGTGTTTCTGGTGAAAAGGTATTCGTCACTGCAATCAATGGTTCCACTGGTCTGACTGTTAACCGTGCGCTGTTCACGGCTGGTGGTGCAACTGGGTCTGGTGCGACTGTCCGGGAAGTTTCTTCAATCCTAGTCACTAGTATTCTGAATGAAGGCGCAGGATTCCTTGGTGCGACTGGTGCTGGTTCTGCTGGCATTGGTGCAACAGGTTCCTTGACTGCATACCTTCAACAGAAACCTGTGTCTTTGAATGTTGTATATGATACAAGTATGGCTACCAACTCCGCCAGCCAAACTCAGATTAGTGGTCGTCAATACAACAGAGCGCATGTATATGGTGTGGCTGTTATTGAACAGCAGATTGCTAGAACTGGTGCGACTGGTGTGGGATCTCCTGCTTATATTGCTGGTGTTACTGCCAGTTCATACAAGCTCAATGATACCATTACAAGCGGTCAGACTCAGATTGGTCTGACTTCCACTGCGGGTATTAATCCGGGTGACACTCTTCTCATTGGTGCTGCGGAACAAGTTCTGGTTGGTGCGACTGGCTTCATCGGTTCCACTGGTCTACTTGTTACCAGAGCACAAAATAGTACTGTTGCTGCTGCGACTGGTGTAAATGCTAATGTGAATGACCTCACCTTGACTGGTGGCAGAAGTTATAGTTCAGCATCCACTGGTTATACTCGGCACGCTGCTCACGCTGGTTGGATACTTCAGAAGGATGGTGCGGGTTATCCGGCATCTATCACTATGAATGGTGCGACTGGTACTCTTTACAACGGAGTTCCCACAGTATACTTCGGTACCACAGGTCCGAACAATGCTGCGGTATCTCAGCTTAAAGCTGGTATTGCTGCGACTGGCGCTCTGACCACATTCCCTGTTACCACATCTAATAATATTTTTTCTGGTGATACTATCCAGATCGACTCAGAAAAGATGGTTGCCCTAGTCTCTTCTGGTACTGGCGGGAATCAACAGTATGTTACAGCAACTCGTGGTTATCTTGGAACAACAATTGCTTCCCATGCTTCTGGTGCATTCATCACTGATATCACTTCTGGTGCGTCTGGTGTTGCTGTTCTTGGTTCTACTGGTTCTACTGGTATGGGTGTGGCTTCAATCACCATCACCTATCCTGGTATGTATGCAGTAAATCCTCCTCTGGTAACTCTGTCTGCTCCGGCTGGCACTGGTTCCACTGGATTTGCTCAAACGGGCACAGTAGTTATGGGGGGTCGCTTCGGTCGTAAGATGTATGAAACTCTTGTCGCAATACCTGGCATTTCTGGTGATGCCGAGAACGTTCAGTTCCCGAATGTCTAATTAGACATCTCGGTTTAACACTTGGGAGCCAGAGAAATCTGGCTCCTTTTTTATTGGTATAAATAACAGTTGACTTTCTCCACCAAATAAGGTATAATAATATTATGACTAACCTACAGGAATTCATCGAAGACCGTATCTGGGATATTAAAAGAGTATTCAATGACATGAAATATTGGATCTCTCATCGTACATATGATAAGTATCATGTAGTTCGGACAGGACTTCCTGTGGGTTATAGCGACGTTGTGGAGAAGATGCTTCACACCAATTTCACTATGCTGGTAGACTTCATCGAAGTCGAGAAGGCCTGGCTGAATCAAAACACAACGGCACGGTTCTGTTCTAACCGGGCCGGTTACAATAGAGGTCCGTGGCTGAGTTGCAAAAGCGGGATCGTGTTGAAGGGTTTTCGTCAAAGATGAAAGACGTTAGGGTAATCGAATTGTTCGCAGGAATCGGCGGATTCAGGCGTGCGGCGGATGCTTTGGGCATGACAACAATATGGGCAAACGACCTTAACCACCGTGCGTGTTCCGTCTATCGAGATCAATTCGGCACGGACTCAATTGTCGAAGGCGACATTTCAGAACACATTGCCGAAATTCCTGACCACGATGTTTTGACGGGTGGTTTCCCTTGCCAGCCATTCAGCAGTGCGGGAAAAAAGCAAGGTATTGGCGACTACAGAGGCACGCTCTTTCAGGCCATCGTGGAAGTTCTTAGGCAAAAGCAGCCGAAATGCTTCGTGCTCGAAAATGTGAAGCGTCTCCTAGAAATGGAAAGAGGCTTGCACTTTGCAACGATCCTGAATTCTCTATCGGAACTCAACTACCGAATCGAATGGAGATTGTTAAAGGGTATCCACTTTGGATTGGCGCAGAATCGCCAACGGGTCTTCATCACTGGCGTGCGGGTGGACTCGGAAGAGGAAACGCCGTCACTGTTCGACGGCCCCGTCCGACTGGCAACACAGAAGGATTTGTCAGTACTCACACCAAGGCAGCTTTCACAACTTGTTTCCTCTGACGAATGGTTGCCACTGGAACGACACGGCTCAACGTTCCCTAGTTGGGGTGTGTGTTTCAATGGAAACTTTTTTGGCGCAGACATTGACGACTTTTCAGAGAAACAAGCGCCCGTGATTCTGAAAGACGTTCTGGAAACTGAAGTGAACCCCAAGTTCGACTTCACCGAAACGACGCTTTCGTGGTTGCACAAGAACAGCCCGGTAAACCGATTCGTTGATGGTGTTGAGATTCTGAGCAACCAAGCTGGTGGTGCTCGAATGGGCTACACCATTTTCGGAACCAACGGTGTAGCCCCTACTCTGACTGCGGCTACCAGTCGGCACTATGAGCGCTACAAAGTGGGTGAACAGTATCGACGGCTGACGAACGTCGAATATGCAAAGCTACAGGGCTTCCCTCAAGATCATTGCAAAGTGGCGTCCGTGTACGACCAGTACCAGTTGTATGGGAATGCCGTTCCGCCACCGATGGCAAGTTGGGTAATGGGCAGACTCTTTCAGCCGGGAGTTTCATTAACAACCGAAGGAATACAGATTCAGATGGCCCTCGCTCTTGCGTGAAGCCGTCGAACAATCGAAAGTGACCATGACCAAAGAAGAACTTCGGACGCTGGTACGAAAAGACCTGAACGGTGTGATTGCCAAGGTCAATCAGGCATTGCAGGGGCGGGACTTGAACGCACTCAAGCCAACGCTTGAGAGAGTCGGCAGGGGTGCCAAGCTCCCACATTGGCTGGAACAATTGGAAGCGAATGGGGCACTTCCCAATCTGGATGGAAAGACGATAGGCAGCGTTGTTGAAATGCTGTTAATCGCAGTGCTCGAAACCGACACTCTTAATGGCATCGGTGCGCCTCTGTTGCGGGTCAATCCCGCAAGGGGTGTATTGATCATTGTTATTTGCTTGTTATTGTATTTTGATAGTGCTATAGAGGAATAAATGAAACCCAGCGATAATGTAGTTCAGATGATCAAGAAGCACGAAGGCTTTGCTCCTAAGCTCACCGATGATGTAGGTCATCCTATGATCGGTTATGGATGTGATCTTAGTGCAGCAGAGGCCAAGAAGTACGAAGGCAGAACGATTTCCGAAGTCGAGGCAGTAAGTCTTCTACTAGCTCGACTAACACCTGTGGTGGACTTCCTCAATAATATTGTGAAGGTACCTCTCACCCAAAATCAATTTGATGCTCTGTGTGACTTGGTATATAATATTGGATCAGGGAATTTCTCCACGTCTACTCTGCTCAAGAAACTCAATGCGAAAGATTATACTGGAGCCGCCTCAGAGTTTGTCAAGTGGAATATGGCTGGTGGGAAAGTTCTTTCTGGTCTGACAAAACGCAGAGAATCAGAAAGGGACTTATTTATTAGTTAACCCCTTGACTTCAACTTGAAAGTGCGCTATAATAGGATGGTGACCCAACTGTATACTTCCGTCTTATCCTATGGCAATCAGATCTTTGTTCGTTCGGGTAAGAACAATAAAGAGGAGATTCCAGACTTCAACCCTCTGGTGTGGGTTCCAGCGAAGTCTAAGACTGAAGTTACGGGTTGGGCAAACCTTGATGGATATCCTGTAGTACCATTCGCCGCAGGTAATATCAAGGAAACTCGTGACTTCATCCAAGAGAATAAGGATGCAGATAACTTCTCGGTCTATGGCGACATTCAGCCACAGTATCAATACATCGCTCACAACTATCCTGCGGACATTCAGTGGTCGCTCGCTGATATTAATATTGCATATATTGATATCGAAACCGAATGTGAAAAGGGATTCCCAGATATTGCCACGGCAAACGAAGTCATCAATGCGATTGCTCTGAAGTGTTCAAATAAAAAGCACAAGAAAGTATTTGGTCTTGGTGTGTACAATAAGGATCTCGAAGGTGGGATCTATGTCGAATGTTCTACCGAAGAGGAACTCCTGGATAAGTTTCTTCAGGAATGGACTTCCAACTATCCGGACATCATCACAGGATGGAACGTCAAGTTCTTTGATATCCCATACATCACCAATCGAATCAGTTATATTCTGGGAGAGAAAAGAGCACGCCAGCTATCTCCCTGGAAGATCCTCAAACCTCAGCAGGTAGAGATTATGGGTCGGACTCAGAGTACCTATGATGTCTTTGGTATCTCTGTACTAGATTACATTGATCTGTATAAGAAGTTCACCTATACCAATCAGGAATCATACAAGCTGGATCATATTGCCTATGTGGAATTGGGAACTCACAAGCTGGATTACTCTGAATACGGTTCGCTTCATACACTATACAAAGAGAACTTCGAGTTGTTCGTCGAGTACAATGCCAAGGATATTGATATCATCATTGCGCTCGAAGACAAGATGAAGCTGATTGAATTGGCAATCACGATGGCCTATGATGCCAAGGTGAACTTCGAGGACGTGTTCTCTCAGGTTCGTATGTGGGATGTTATCATCTACAATGCTCTGTTGAAGAACAAGACTGTTATTCCGTGTCGTAAAGAATCTCAGAAGACTTCTATTGAAGGTGCCTTTGTCAAAGATCCCAATGCCGGATTCTATAACTGGGTAGTCAGTTTTGATCTCACATCTCTATATCCTATGCTGATTCAACAGTACAACATCTCACCCGAGACTTTGTTGGATGAACATCATACGGTGACTGTGGATGCCTTGGTAGAGAAGAAACTAGATCTAAGTTTTCTTGAGTCTAGTATGGCTGCGAATGGGCATATGTTCTCAAAGGACAAGCAGGGATTTCTTCCTGCTCTGATGGCTTGGATGTTTGATCAACGTAAAAAATATAAGAAGCTTCAGATCGACACAGAGAAAGAGTTGGAATCAAAGAGAGAGTCTCTTACAGAATCTGAACTCAAAGAATATACCAACAAGATCTCAAAGTATAAGAATCTTCAGATGGCCAAGAAGATCTGTCTCAATTCGGCATATGGTATGCTGGGTAATGCCTATGCTCGATGGTATGATGTGCGTATTGCCGAGGCCATCACAAAGTCAGGTCAATTGAGCATTCGTTGGATCGAGCGCAAGTTGAATGATTATCTCAACCGACTACTAAAAACTCAAGATAAGGACTACATCATTGCGGTTGATACAGACTCAGTATATATTGATTTTGATCCTATTTGTAATAAGTTTCTCGCTGGTAAGACTAAACAAGAAACCATAGACCTGATTGATAAGATCTGCGAAGAACAGATCGGTCCCTTCATCGATAAATCATATAACGAACTTGCATCATATATGAATGCGTATGAGAACAAGATGTATATGAAACGAGAGAGTATTGCTGACCGTGGGATCTGGACAGCCAAGAAGAGATATATTCTCCATGTACATGACTCCGAAGGTATTCGATATACAGAACCCAAGCTGAAGATCATGGGGATCGAGGCAGTCAAGTCTTCTACTCCGGGTTCCTGTAGGTCTAGAATCAAGGAAGCTTTGAAGATCATCATGACCCAGCAGGAGTCTGATCTGATTGAGTTTGTGGCTCAGTTCAAGAAAGATTTCTTTGCAATGACTCCAGAAGAAATTGCATTTCCCCGTGGAGTAAATGGCTTGGATAAGTATAAAGACAAAACCAATGTCTTCAAGAAGGGGACTCCTATTCATGTCCGAGGGTCATTACTATACAATAAACTTCTGAAGACTCATAAGTTGGGTGGAGAGTACTCGGAGATTCATGAGGGTGAGAAGATCAAGTTTGTGTATCTGAAGGAACCAAATATTCTTCATCAGGATATTATTTCATTCTCTTCGGTGTTACCCAAGCAGTTCAACTTACACGAGTCTATTGATTATGCGAAACAATTCCAGAAGACCTTCCTCGATCCCCTGTCATTGATCTTAGATGTGATTCACTGGAACTGGGAAAAGAAAGTAAGTCTTGATTCATTATTTGACTAAGACTAAAAAATAAGGTATAATATACATATGAGCCTACTACAAAAATTGATCAGCAATTCCACTATCAAGGAAACGTCTTCTCTGGGATCGTCCAAGATGTTTGAGGACATCGTACAGATTCCTACTCAGGTTCCCGCAATCAACGTTGCGCTATCAGGGAAATTGAATGGAGGATTCACCGGAGGACTACATCTTTGGTGTGGGCCGAGTAAACACTTCAAGACCTCCTTTGCTCTGCTTCTTGCCAAGGCATATCTGGATAAGTATAAGGATTCGATCATTCTGTTCTATGATTCAGAATTCGGAGCACCTGCTCAATACTTCGCAAACTTTGGTATTGATATCAATACTCAGGTAGTTCATACTCCTATCAAAGATATCGAGGAACTCAAACTAGATCTGGTCAAACAGTTATCTGGTCTGACCAAAACTGACAAGGTGATTATTGTAGTGGACTCTGTGGGTAATCTTGCTTCGAAGAAAGAAGCAGACGATGCTGCCGAGGGTAAGTCTGTGGGTGATATGTCCAGAGCCAAGGCAATGAAGTCTTTGTTCCGTATCGTCACTCCTCATATTAAGATGAAGGATATTCCTTTCATTGTCATCAATCATACCTATAAAGAGATCGGGCTGTATCCCAAGGACATTGTTTCTGGTGGGACTGGTATCTATTATTCGGCAGACAGTATCTATATCATTGGTCGTCAGCAGGAAAAGGAAGGAACTCAGGTCGTAGGATATAACTTCATCATCAATGTGGAGAAGTCTCGATTCGTGAAAGAGAAGTCTAAGATTGCCATCGAATTTAATTCAGAGTTTGGTATCTCTCAGTGGTCTGGTCTACTTGACATGGCACTGGAGTCTGGTCATGTTACCAAGCCTAGTAATGGTTGGTATGTTCGTGGCACAGAAGAGAAGAAGTATCGTGAGGCCGATACTAACACCCGAGAGTTCTGGGAACCTATTCTGCTCGATGTAACCTTTCAGGACTTCGTCAAGAATAAATACTCGTTGAATTCAAAGGTTATGTCGTATGACCAAGGAGACCCGAATGAAGAAGACTAAGAATCTGCTGACCGAAGTATCTGATATGGATGAAGTAGAGTATGCATTGATGCCTACGATTCCGATGCCTGATCTGAAATGTAGTTACTTCTTGGGTAAGACCGAGGGTGAAGATGCCAAGATCATGGTTAAGGTTGAGGAGGGACGACTAAAGAATATTGTCGTCTCTCTTCGAGATTTCAAGATGAGTGAGGATTCTCTGATGACCTTTGATTATCAGATTGAACATAATCCTTATAAGAAGATTCCTGGAATCAAAGCCTTAGAGGAGTTCCTCAAGAAGTGTGTAGAGAAGATCATAGCCGATTCTGTTAAAGCAATTGTTGATGGTGAGAAAGAAAAGGAAGATGATGAAGATAGAGACGCTGATCCTAAAGAATCTGGTAAGAAATGAATCTTTCTGTAGAGCAACACTTCCGTACATAAAGCCCGAATACTTCTCGGATAAGATCGAGAAGACCATCTTCCGTAAGATCATTCAGTTCGTAGATACCTACAACGAACAACCAACCATAGAATCAATCAAGGTAATCCTAGGTGAGACTAACTATCTCGCTCAGGAAGATGTTGATGCTGCAATGACTCAGCTTGAGATATATTCAGAAGATGAAGAGTCGGCTAACTATGAATGGATGATCAATAAGACAGAAGAGTTCTGTAAGGAAAAGGCAATTCATAATGCGGTGCTCGAATCTATTTCGATCATTGCCGATGACAAGTCCGACAAGAAAGACAAGAAGGACAAGGGAGTCATTCCTGATCTACTCAAGGATGCTCTTTCTATCTCATTCGATCCCCGAGTTGGTCATGATTATAACGAGGATGCCGAGGCTCG